TTGATATTAGCAACGATGCACTGCGCGAAGTCAAAGAGCAGTACGCCAACTTCTACACCAAGCAGTTCGACACAGCGATGAATGATGTGTGGACACGTTTACACAAGGTACTGTCCAACATGTCCGAGCGGCTCGACTATGTCAGTAAGGACGACAAGAAGGTATTCAAAGACACACTCGTAGGTAACGTTACTGCCATGATCGAGCTGCTACGTGTGTGCAACGTGAATAACTCTGCGCAGATGTCAGCAATGGCAGTCCGCATAGAAGAGGCGATGTCTGGAGTAACCGCCGCAGGACTACGTGACGATGATTACTTCCGTGTCGAGACCAAAGCGGCAGTAGACGCTGCGATCAAAGCACTACCAAGTCTGGATATATAATGAATATCACTGTCACAGTCACAAACAACTATGGAACCAAAGCCGTGTACCCCGTGTGCGAGGCAGGTAAAATGTTTGCAATGATAGCAGGGACAGTAACACTCACATCCCCGACTATCGCACTAATCAAGAAGCTTGGGTACGAAGTCCAAGTTGCACAAGAAACACTGTAAGGAGAACAACCATGACTAATCAAGCGCAACAAATGTACGCACTCACACTCGACCAGTGCGTCGATCTAATCGCAGCGGTGGGTAGTAAACGTACCGTACTAGCCCAAGGTGACATGGGTAACGGCAAGTCGTCTATGATCCACATGTTGGGAAGCACCCTGCCCACGCACGGCAAGGTATACTTCGATGCGACCACCAAAGACCTTGGTGACATTATGATCCCGTCTATGCAGTCCATCGAGAAAGATGGTTGCGTACGTATGATCCCACATGAAGAGCTAGGCCTACACTTGGATGGGCCAATCATCCTGATGCTCGACGAGATTGGCAAGGCGAACCCCGCCGTGAAGAACGCCATGCTGCGTCTCATACTCGAACGCAAAATTGGTAGTTACTCACTACACCCTGACAGCATTGTCTTTGCCACGACCAACAAAGGTAGCGAGGGTGTTGGTGACATGATACCGCCACACGCACGTAACCGTATGACTGTGGTGCAGATCAAGAAGACCAACCATATGGACTGGATCGAGTGGGGTATCAACAACGGGGTGGATCACAGCTTACTTGGCTGGGTCAAAGACAATCCACACCTAATGGCATCGTTCGAAGACGTCAAAGACCCCGACGAGAACCCGTACATCTTCCACCCCAAGCAGCAACGTGCTGCGTTCGTTACTCCCCGTTCACTCGAAGCGGCGTCCGACATACTCAAGCGGCGTGAACACTTCGACGACATGACATTGACCGCAGCCTTGATGGGTACGATTGGTGATCGTGGTGCGATGGACTTGATGGCGTTCGTATCACTGTCAGACCAACTGCCCACACTACAGGCGATCAAGGACGATCCCACCAATGCAAAGGTGCCAAGCAGTGCCGCCGCAGTGTGTATGGTTGTGTATAGAACTCTAGCTGCGATGGACAAGGACTGGCTCAACAGTTGGATGGATTACTTGCCACGTCTCGACACCGAGGCACAGGCTATGTTCGCCAATGGGGTGCGATCACCCAAGTATTCTAAGCAGTCTATGGTGATGACTAACAAGAAGTTCACCGTGTGGGCTATGAACAACAACCACCTCTACACCGCAGATAAGGTGTGAGCATGAAAACGTATCGTAACGCTGTCATTGTGGCAGTAATCAGCAAGCAGGAGAAGACTAATGGGTAAAAGATGGACAAAAGACGACGACGAGTTGTTGACGACAATGCACGGCGGAGGAGTAACGGCCTTTCTTATAAGTCTTGCCCTAGATCGCACAGCGGGTTCAGTATCTCAACGTGCGTACGAATTGGGGATCACTACTAAGCGTAGGGTACGACTACCTATAGACCTGCCCGACCAGATGGTTGTGAAGTCTACCCATGTGAGGCTGTATGATTTTCCAGCGCCGCTGCCACTACCTGCGGCCAGCGAAGAAACCCCGAAACCGTCAATGCTGGAACGCATGTTCAGCAAAATGTTAGGAAGGTAACAACAATGTTTATGGCTAACCAATTAACAGAGGAGCAGCGGCTGACAAAAGCCGTTGTCTCCATCATGGGGAACCCGAAGTATACCGCACTCGCAGGTGTACTAATGATCGGGAACCGCAACGTGGTCGATGACCCGTCCGTGCCAACTGCATGTACTAATGGACGTGACGAATACTATGGGCGTGAGTTCGTGAAGCAACTCAACGATGCAGAGCTTAGGTTTCTAGTACTGCACGAGGTGTATCACAAACTGTATCGCCACCTGACCACATGGCGGCACCTCTACGACCAAAATCCAGAGCTTGCAAACATAGCGTGTGACCACGTTATCAACATCAAGCTCGTGGATGACAACAAAGATAACTTCGCCAGCATGACAGGCATACTCGCAAATGCATGCTATGACCGCCGGTATGTCGGTATGGATAGCGCACAGGTGTACAACTTGCTGCGTGAAGAGGGAGGCGACGACGGCAGTGGGGGTAGTGAGTCACTACCAAAAGGCTTCGATGTCCACGATTGGGAAGGCGCATCCGAAATGGACGCCGAAGAGGTACGAGAACTCGCACGGGAGATCGACGAGGCGGTACGTCAAGGCGCGTTGGTCGCTGGCAAGCTAGGCAGTGGTGGTGATCTGGGGCTGGAGGATTTACTTCAACCACAAATCAACTGGCGTGAAGCCCTTCGTGAGTTCGTTCAAACCACCTGCGCAGGCAGCGACTACTCTACGTACAGCAAACCCAACCGCAGATACTTGTCGTCGGGAATATACATGCCGAGTGGTATCAGTGAACAGGTCGGGGAACTGGTATTGGCGATCGACACTTCGGGTTCGATTGGGCAGCAAGAACTCTCCGCGTTCCTCACCGAGGTCAAAGAGATATGTGACACTGTACACCCTGAGCGTGTACGACTTCTCTACTGGGACACAAAGGTATGTCGTGACGAGAAGTATGACGCGCATGAACTAGATGACCTAGTGAAAGCAACCAAGCCGGCAGGCGGTCGTGGCACAAATGTAGAGTGCGTTACCGATTACATCCGCGACAACAACATCAACGCGCAAGCGGCTATCGTACTGACAGATGGACACCTGTACGGTGGCTGGGGTCAGTGGACTATGCCTGTGCTGTGGTGTGTCATGGATAACGACAACGCCAAGCCTGATGTGGGCAAGACTGTAAACATCAAGTCAAGGGATATGTGAGATGAGAGTAGGTTGGATAGGTTGGCGGCAAGCAACCGCACATTTGATGGTGGCGGCAGTCGCTATTGTCGAGGACGTAACAAGTTTAGTCACGCTATCGTTTGTGCGGCTAGACCTGCGCCCAACGTTGTTGTTCAGTCGGTTTCTGGATCGTGTAACAGGTGACGAGGATAACTTTTACGAGTGGTTAAAAGAGCAGAGGAGTAAAAACAATGAGTAAGGTCGATTGTCCTGAGTGTGAGGGCGAGGGCCAATGCACGTACGAAAAGTTCGTGCCTATGGGGTTTAGCAGAGACTACGGGGAGTGGGAGGACTACGTAACTCAATGCGATAACTGCAGGGGTTGCGGTAAGATAGATGTTGATGAGTAGTGGTGTGGGTAGCTGCGATAGTTCGTGTTGGCACATTTGGTAGCGCACGACCTCAACAACCAGACCCAACGGCACAGACATTAAGATTTACTACCCACTACAAGAACATAAAACATACCAACTAAGTTATCAATAGGAGACTATAAAATGGCGCTAACATACTCAAATTTCAGTAGCTTCAAAGAAGTAGTGGATCACTACAATCGTATTAAACCACTGATTGGGAAGCTCAACGCTGGTAAGGACATCCGCCCTATAGGTGATCGTAACCGTAAGTTCGAGCGCATCATCAAGATCAGCAATAGCTGCTACGCGCTGTCAGACGGGTGGCACTTTGGCCTTGGCCCTTCCGGCTCTCTATATAGTGATATAGACCACGGCCCCAATGCTCTAGAGAAATACGCACCTATTGTGTGGCGCAAGCTGCGCGATGGTAGAGACCAAGTAACCCTACGAAACGGGTGGGGTAGTGGAGGTCACAATAGTCGCTATGCTTTTTTAGACCGACACTCACCTCGTCCAATGAGGTTCTCTGTTGGTAGTGGCAAGCAGTACATGAACGTACATTCCTTTGGTGGTATACGTAACCATCACGAACATACGGCTCATCACTTCCTTGCAAAGGTACGCACTACGCCGAGGGCTGTATTGAAAGCGATGACCAGAGACAAGTCGTTCTTCCTAGCATCCGATGACAACTCCGCAGTTGTGTTCACGCGCAAGGGTAGCGACGACTGGGAGCATGTTGTGGGTACAGGTACGCAGGTGGCACCCTCGCGAGTGGACAAGAAGACCAAGGCTAAGTTCAAAGAGGACATCCAGAAGTTATTCGAATGGGGCATGACTATGTCACCCCTGCTAATGCTAGAGGATAGGGTTTACACCAGAAACCTAAATCAAGAAATGAGTGAGTGGATAAGTAACAGCAGGGAGCAAGGTGCCCCTTACCCGATGATCGGGCACACAGCTTGGCATGGTTCTAAGCTGCCATTATGTATGTCTTTGTATCGCAGCATTGTGCGCGACGAAGATCACCCTAAACGACTGCACCTATGGGTACAGTTTGCAAGGGACTGTATAGATAGGCGCACCCCTTACAGTTTTTATCCCCCTGATTTCCTTGTAAAGACCGTCGAGACCACGGAGGAGCTAGCTGCCGTACGGGCAAAATACAACACATTTATCAACAGAGAACTAGGTTTCTTAAACAGAAAATAATTGGAGAGCAACTATGTTAGAACTAGTATTAGTGTCAGAACTTAAAAACTCACTAACGTCCTCAGGTGGCGAGAATATAGGCGTGATGGACATGGCGTCCGCGTTGAAGAGTAAAGTCCGTGGCCTATGCACGGCGCGGAAAGAAAATCATTCTTTGTGGGTATACCGCCCGAACGATACCTATGCGCTAGGCTGGATAACCTATGCCGACCTCATGGATAATGGCGATGGTAATGATCGCTATTCTGTATTCTCACCGAACATACTCAACGGCAAGTATAGTTGGGGAACTCGAGAGCATATGTCGAGCGCACTTAGCATGTCCAAAGCTGTTAAGAACGCAGAGAGATACCTACGTCCGCTAAATCTAGAGCAGGTCATTAGACAAGTGCATCGGGATTTTAGAACGAAACTAAGCGAGGTATCCTCGTCGATGGGTGCCAATTTGGTAGCATTATCAAGCCCCCTGCGTACTGGATTCTTTAGTACATCCACGTACAAAGACGTACCTCCTAACGCGCTGCAGCTAGAACTCAAGCACCTATTACAGACGGACTACGTCTTTATTGACAAGGAGCTTGAAGAAACGCTACACAAGACGTTCGCCGAGAAAGACGAGTGGGAGGAGAGCAAGGGCCTCCTTGACACAGATCATATGTTTATCGAAGCGTACCAAAGTGTAGGAGGGAGGCAGTTTTTTCGCGGGTACAACAAGGTGGCGAGATACGGGGCCAGCCAAGACCTGACACAACATTTTTGTTACGATCAGGAAGAACTACCTGAACACATCAAGGGCGCGATCTCTGTGCTGTCGATGGTTGACGTAGGTCAGTATGTGGTTGGTGTAGGGTATCGGGCTTCCGGTAATATGTTCTACATAAAGTCTGGATCGTAGTATGGGGATGAGTGGAACCTACCGCGTTGCAATAGACCCCGTGACTAACAAGGTAGAGGTAATGTGTTTTGACGTAGAATTTCTTGTCGATCACAATGATATTGGCACCTACGACAGTATGAATGAGACCCCCCTCTGGATACAGGAACGTATTGCTGTCCTAATGATAACCGACCCAACCGTAAGGCCACTGCAAGATGTGGCTGGGGTGGGGCGTAGAATAGATAGATCAACGTATTGGGTATACCACCGACCGTAGTGACCCACTACCTTTAATTCGCCGTTTAATTCGCCGTTTAATCGCCGCGCATTTTTCGGCGAGTTAACAACACCAAACTACCGAGGCCAGTTACTACAACAAAGGAGAAAATTAATGGCGATGACACCAGAAGCTAAAGTTAAAAAGGTAGTGGCCCACTACCTAAAGACGCTGGGGGCGTACTACTTCTACCCTGCCACAGGTGGTTTTGGGCGGAGCGGCGTACCTGACATAGTCGCATGCTACAAAGGAGTGTTCTTCGGTATCGAATGTAAGGCGGGGAAGGGTAAGACCACTGCACTGCAGCAGAAGAACTTAGCAGACATCCACGCTGCAGGAGGCTGCGATTGGGTCGTAAATGAAACGAACATGCACGACACAGCCACCGTGTTAGAATTTGAATCCCGTGTGGAACGCCAACGCGTCCGCGCTTCAATACACAAACAAAAATAAGGATACTAGATATGGATACTATAGCAAAAAATACTTGTGATGTTTACATCAAAAGCCAACTAGCAACGCATACCGGTTTTGGGATACGTGCCGACCTCGGGGAAGAAGTTTTTATTAACGCAGCGTTTATGAAGAAGTTTGACCTCAGGATTGATACCGTACGTAAACTAGTTCTTGCACCTAACCCTAACAGACCCAGCACACCATGGCAGGCTATAGGTATGTCTATGGATGATGCAGGGGCGCTAGTCGGCGAATTGGTCATGCAAGCTAGTGAAGACGGTGCAAGGCCGATTGAGTTGGGCATAGTGGATGCGGGGGAAGAACCTACCGCCCGTGTGCATATCGCCAAGCTAGAAGATCGTATAGTAGAGATGTTCGATATTGAGTCTAACCAATTTGCCAGTACTGCTTCGACACTAGCAGTGGAAATGGACGTTAGTGAGGGGGAGATGCAGTTAGCACTTAGCCGCATGCACAACGCAGGGGAGATCGCCAAAGCGCAGGTGTTTGCTAAGGGGACTCAGGAGAAAGCCTCATTCGTTCTGTGGGCACGGGAAACAACTTGGTTCTCGCTGTGATGGAGCAATCTCTTTCTGGCAAAATGTCACCCGCCCATGAAGCAGAACGTAAATTCCTAACCCAGCAAGTAGATTTCTGGATGGAGGCGCAACTTAGGAGGGATGCGCCTCTGGATGCTAAGAACCAATATTGGAGAGCCAAAGAAGACTTAACTAAGTTTATAAGTAGTCGCCGCAAAGAAGGATATAAGATATGACCAAGAAAGAAGAACGTGTGTGGACGTACATACTTGCTAACCGCAAGGCAAGTTCTAGCCAAGTAGCTAAGGCAACGAGTACGGACGTGCAGTATGTCGAACGGGTTTTTGCAACCATATCCTCACCTAACTGGAGAGAAGAAATAAAAATGGACGAGTACTTGTATGGTGGCAAGGCTATTTTTACAAAGTCTGATGACGACAAGGCTCGGTATGATTTGCTACCACCAGAACTGCTTGAAGAGACAGCGCAAGTGCTTGCGTTCGGGGCTAAAAAATACAGCGACAACAACTGGGCGCAGGGTGCATCGTGGGGCCGGTATTTCAGCGCTTTGATGCGGCACATGTGGGCTTGGTGGCGGGGCGAGGATAACGACCCCGAGACGGGCTACTCGCATCTAGCACACGCTGCATGCTGCCTTGGGTTCCTTATGGCATATCAGCGGCGCAACATAGGCGAAGATGATAGGTTAAAGGGGAGCGCGACCGCATGTCAGGAGTAAAAAAATCTATAACGAATAAAATAGTAGGGTTGTATGGGGCTGGGATGGATATCCCTGAAATAATACGAACCATCAACGGCACGTACCCACAAGTCGCGTCTGCTATCAGGCGTTCGGATTTGTTTGTGGGTAGAGAAAAGCCACAGGTAACAAACCTAGAAGGTCTCAAACGCCGGTATAACATTACGACAGGTAGCATGGGTACGGCTTTAATAGCGAACTCTTCCCCTGAGGTATGGGTGTTCGCTGCCGAGCATACTCTTAACAACGGGTACAACAATATGGCAGAGTACCTAATCGACCTCTTGGTAGAGGCATACTATGAGCAGGGAGGTAAAGGGTGATGGACGTATATACACTCGACTTCGAGACGTACTACGATCAGGAGTACTCCTTGTCTAAGCTGACAACAGAGGCGTACGTGCGCGACCCACGCTTCGAGGTGATCGGTCTCGCCATAAAGAAGAACGACAAGAAGACGAATTACACAAACGACCCTGCATTGATTGGACGTCTGTTATCCTACGTAGACTTCTCTGACAGTGCTATCCTAGCGCAGAACACTATGTTCGACGGGGCTATTCTAAGCTGGCGTTACAACGTCAAGCCTAAGTTGTGGCTCGATACGATGTGCATGGGTAGAGCTTTGCACGGAGTGGATCAACCTGCGTCCCTTAGAGCCTTGTCTGAACGCTATGATATTGGCAAGAAGGGGTTTGAGGTACTTGCCGCCAAGGGTAAAAGGCCAGCCGATTTCACTGAAGAAGAAGCTAAGAAGTACGGGGAGTACTGCATCCAAGATGTTGAGCTAACGTACAAGCTGTTCAAGATCATGGGCGCTAAGTTTCCCCGACAGGAACTCAAGCTGATAGACGTGACCCTGCGTATGTTTATTGACCCCGTGCTTGATCTAGACCTTGGCCTATTGGAGCAGCACCTCGAAGATACACGGGAACGCAAATACAAACTCATGCGGGATGCGGGGGTGACGGATAAGAAAGAGCTTATGTCTAACCTCAAGTTTGCCACCATGCTACGAGAGCTTGGTGTAGAGCCGCCGATGAAGATCAGCCCGACAACAGGTAAGGAGACGTACGCCTTTGCTAAGAGCGACCAAGATTTTAAGGCGCTGCAGGAACATAACGATGATCTAGTACAATCTTTAGTAGCGGCACGTCTCGGGAACAAGTCCACCCTAGAGGAAACACGCACAGAGAGGTTTATAGGTATATCTAAACGTGGATTACTCCCGGTACCAGTAAGGTACTATGCAGCACACACTGGTAGGTGGGGTGGTTCGGACAAGATCAACTTACAAAACCTACCTAGCCGTGGGCGTAATGGTAAGAAGCTGAAGAAAGCTATCGTCGCTCCCGAAGGCTATAGCATTGTCGAAGCCGACTCCTCCCAAATCGAGGCACGGGTGCTGGCATGGTTCGCAGGGCAAGATGATCTTACCGCCGCGTTTACCCGAGGCGAGGATGTTTACGTCAAGATGGCCGCACGTATATACAACTGGGCCGAAGCCGAGGTTACCAAGGATCAGCGGTTCGTTGGCAAGTCCACAATTCTCGGTGCAGGGTACGGTATGGGCGCGGTCAAGTTCCAAGCACAGCTGAAGGAGTTTGGGTACGAGGTGTCACTCGAAGAGGCACAAAGGATCATAACCATTTATCGAGAGGCCAACTCCAAAATCAGCGATGTATGGAAAGAGGCCAACAACATGGTCAAGAACCTTGCCAAGGGCAGACCCATGTCATTCGGTAAGAGGGGTGTCATTTCAGTAGACGCTACGAACAACGCTATTATTGTGCCGAGTGGGCTGAGTATTTTTTACCCTGACTTGTACGGAGAGTGGTCTGATGGTGGGTTCGAGTACAGCTACAAAACGCGCAGGGGACGTAAGAAAATATATGGTGGCAAGGTCATAGAGAATGTGTGCCAAGCTATAGCCCGTTGTATAATAGGCGAACAAATGCTACGTATTAACAAGAAATACAAGGTAGTGTTGACAGTCCACGACAGTATTCTATGCTGTGTGCCCGACGATGAGGTACACGAAACGCGCGCGTTTGTGGAGGCCAATATGCGGTGGACACCTGACTGGGCCGAGGGCCTACCTGTTAATTGCGAGAGCGGTTTTGGGAAATCATATGGAGAATGTGAATGAGTAAGGCAGCACCGTGGTCGTTTAGTCGGATCAAAGCATTCGAGCAATGCCCCAAGCAGTTTTACTATGAGAAAGTGCTGAAGCAGTACCCGTTCAAAGAGACTGAGGCCATGCTCTACGGTACAAATTTCCACAAGGCTTGTGAGGACTATATAGGTAAAGGTACTCCTATCCCTGAGAAGTTTGATTACATAAAGCCGGCACTGGATTCTTTGAACCGCAAGACGGGTGAGAAGATCGTCGAGCAGAAGCTGGGCCTGAACGCTGACCTAGAACCCTGCAGTTTCTTTGCTAAAGACGTATGGTTCCGTGGGATCGTCGATCTTGCAATCATAGACAAAGACACTGGGGTGGGTTGGATCGTTGACTACAAGACAGGCAAGTCTGCTAAGTACGCAGACAAAGGCCAGCTTGAGCTTATGGCGTTGGCGATCTTCAAGCACTACCCTGAAGTAACTAAGTTACACGCGGGGCTGTTATTTGTAGTTGCCAAAAGCCTTGTGAAGTCTGAATATGAGGCCAGTTCTCAACAACCTTTATGGGGCAAATGGTTGGCGAACTATGCTAAGATGGAGAAAGCATTCGAGGTGGATGTCTGGAACCCTAGACCTTCTGGTCTGTGTAAACGCCACTGCCAAGTGGTTGAGTGCCCACATAATGGAGCTAACTGATGCCGTACAAAAACAAACCCCGCCCGTACAAAAAAGAGTATGAGCAGCAGAAAGCACGGGGGGAACACGAAGCCCGTATGGAACGCCAACGCGCTCGACGCAAGATGGATAAGTCTGGCAAAGATGCCAACAAGAATGGTGTAGCTGACAAACGAGAGGGTAAAGACATCGCTCACAAGAAGGCGTTGAGTAAAGGCGGCAGCAATAAGAATGGAGTAACTGTCCAGAGCCGTAAGAAGAACCGCTCGGCTGGCGGTGCTATGAGCAGCCCCAATAAAAAATAGTAGTGACTCACTACCACGGAGAACAACATGAAAATTTTGCGGGATAAAGCAATAATGCTGCGGGTACGTAACCCAAAGCAAATAACAACGGCTATCCCCAATAGCAAGGAGCTACCAATGAATAAGGTTATCGTGAAGTGGGGGATGGACGAAGTCTTATCCCTGAAGTCACTAAACATAAAAGTACCGTCACCGATTACGGGGCGGTATAGCTGGCCGGGGCAGTACAAACCCTTTGCCCACCAGAAAGACACCTCATCTTTTATGACCCTGAACAAGAAATCGTTCTGCTTTAACGAGCAGGGCACAGGGAAAACTGCATCGGCTATATGGGCAGCGGATTACTTGATGACCCAAGGCAAAATTAAACGGGTGCTGGTTGTCTGCCCTTTGTCAATCATGGACAGCGCGTGGCGCAACGACTTGTTCTCCTTTGCTATGCACCGAACTGTGGACGTAGCACATGGCAGCAAGGAGAAACGCAAAAAGATTATTAACTCGGGCGCTGAGTTCGTAATCATTAACTATGACGGTGTGGAAGTTGTGCGGGACGAGATCGCTGCGGGTGGTTTTGACCTGTTCATCGTCGATGAAGCTACGCACTATAAGAACGCACAAACAAAACGGTGGAAGACCCTCAACAAGCTAGTCAAAGAAGACGATTGGCTATGGATGATGACAGGTACCCCTGCTGCACAAAGTCCTGTCGATGCCTATGGCTTGGCTAAGTTGGTAAACCCGCTTTCCGTCCCGAGGTACTTTGGCTCGTGGCGGGACATGGTTATGCAAAAGCTCACGCAGTTCACATATAAGCCGAAAGAGACAGCCAAAGACACGGTACACCACGTACTGCAACCCGCGATTAGGTTTACTAAAGAGGAATGTCTTGACCTGCCTGACATAGTGTACACCAAACGCTTCGTCGAAATGACCGCGCAGCAGAAGAGGTACTACAACACACTGAAGAAGCAGATGCTCATGCAGGTGGCAGGGGAATCCGTAACCTCTGCAAACGCTGCGGTTAACATGAACAAGCTACTGCAGATTAGCGCGGGGGCAGTTTATACTGATGACGGTGACTCTGTAGAGTTCGATATCAAGAGCCGCTACCAAGCGTTGAAAGAAACTATCGACGAGAGCAGCCAGAAAGTTTTGGTCTTTGTGCCGTTCCGACACACTATCGACATGCTGACAAGGAAGCTGAAAGCTGACGGCGTTACTACGGAGGTCATACGGGGAGACGTATCTGCAGCTAACCGCACAGATATATTCGCCCGCTTCCAGAACGATGCCGATCCAAGAGTTCTAGTAATCCAACCGCAGTCCGCTGCGCACGGTGTCACACTTACGGCGGCAAACACAATCGTGTGGTGGGGTCCGACCCCCTCCCTAGAGACGTATCTACAAGCTAACGCACGTATCCACCGTGCGGGCCAGAAGCATAAATGCACCGTAATCCAGATAGCTGGCTCCGCTGCAGAGAAGCGTATCTACAAGATGCTGGACCAGCGTATAAACGTACATTCCGCCATGATAGATTTGTACAAAGAAATGCTTGACTAACAACTATAAGATACTGTACGACGATGAGACTACTATAAAACAGTGACACTAATATAAAACGGAGAACTAAATGAGTGTGTCAGTTGATAAGCTAGTCAGTACGTACGCTAAGATACGTGACAAGCGTGCGGAAATATCCGCAAAATACAAAGAGGAAGAGGCCCAGCTTCGTGAAATGCATGATAAGGTAAAGCTCGCTTTGCTGGAGTACTGCAAGGAGCATGAAGTCGATAGTGTTCGCACTGCATCGGGCCTCTTCTATCGTACCGTGAAGCAGCGTTATTGGACGAGCGATTGGGAATCTATGCATGCGTTTATTATGCAGCATAACCTTCCTGAGTTCTTCGAGAAGCGTTTAAACCAAACCGGTGTACGCCAGTTTCTTGAGGAAAACCCTGACAAACTACCCGCAGGTCTCAATGTAAATTCTGAGTATACAATTTCTGTGAGGAAAAAATGACAGAAGTAGATTCGAAGTATGTCAACATGAACCAAGTAGCGGATTACTTTAACCTGTCTCTGTCTACTATCCGCAAGTGGGTGCATACGGGGCATATCCCCTCCAGTGCCTACATCAATATCGGGGAAGTTTACCGATTTCGGTTAGATGACGTTGAAGCAGCTTTGAATAAACAAGCTACAACAAAGGCCGAGGAGTAGTATGTCAGGGGGCGGGTTAAACTATATCAGCCTACGTGGTGGACGTTTTAGTGAGATATTTAGTGGTGAACAGGCCAACGTCGAAAGTGATGGCCCGTTAAATATAATTATAGTGAACGCTGCAAAGATATCTCGCGCTTACCACAAAGATTTATACGACCCAGCAACCTCCTCTGCCCCGACATGTTGGTCGCTGGATTCGCAGCTACCGTCCGGTGATGTTCCAGCAGACCAAAAGCAAGCTACCCGCTGTATGGACTGCCAACAAAACATTAAAGGTTCCAGCACTGGCGGGGGCCGCGCTTGTAGGTATTCGCAGCGCCTAGCTGTCGTATTGGAAGGGAAGATGGGTACAGTCTACCAGATGCGTATCTCTGCCACATCTATTTTTGGCAAAGCTCAGAAAGGTGATATGTCTTTGCAAGGGTACTCTAAGTATCTGCACAAGAACAAATCTTCCTCGCTGTCGGTAGTTACACAGGTACGTTTTGACAGGAAGTCTAACACACCTAAACTGTTTTTTAAGGCTGTACGTGCGCTCAACGAACAAGAACTTGGGAAGGCGCTCGAACAAAAAAGCAGCTATGCGGCAAGCATAACTGCGTTACAGACCATGACGGTTCGATTAGAAACCGTAAGGGACAACTCTCCGTTTACAGAAGTAAGCGGTTTTGAATATAACAAAGGAGAAGACTAATGGCAGAAGCAAAGCAAGTGGTGTTAATTGAAGGGGTCGAGGCTAGGTACCCACGGCTCAACCAAACATACAAGTTTGATAGGAGTGTTCCCCCCAAAGGTGCGACAGTGCCTTGTGGCCCCACCGAAGAAAATGCAAAGTACGAGATTAAGTTTCGTATGGACCAGTCGCAGGCAAAAAGTTTGTACGGGAGCATGCTTGCTGCGTACACAAAAGAGGCCCAATATGGAGCGAACTGGCCGGCAATGCCATCCCCTGCCGATACGTTTGTAAGGGACGACGAGGGCATGTACATTGGTACTGCCCAAATAAAGGGTCAGTATTCTGGTACGGTTACTGAAAAACCACTACAAGTTGACGCGAAGAACAGGAAGTTACCTGACGACTTTGAACTTACGACTGGTAGTACTGTAAACATAGCAGTAGTTCTTGTGCCATACAGCATGGCCACTAACGGTGTATCACTACGGATAAAGGCTGTGCAGGTCATAACACTCGTGGAGAAGAAACAACACTCTCCGTTTGGTGTGCAAGATGGTTATTCAAGTGATTCGGCTCCTGTGTCCGAACAAGACCTATTTGGCCTTGAAATGAAGGGACCGGACACGCCGGTTATAGAAGACGATTCTTGGGTTGTTGTCGGCGCAGATGATAGCGTACCCGAACCGCAAAAGGTCGCTAAGAAAAAAGAGGTAGCTGCTCCCTCCTCTGTCGAAGCTGATCTTTCATCTATCGTAGACGGTTGGGATGACTGAGGGGTCACTCACCTAATTTGAAACGATAGGTAATCGTGGCGGGTTCACCACCCTTTCTAGAGTCCGCCACGATATATTTTGGAGCAGCGACAATGAACACCCTAGATTTTTTACGTAGCCTTCTCAGTGACTCTGGCCACTACTGTGTATTCGCGGCCAAGGATGACACACGTATACAGAAGTTCTACGGCACTCTTGAAGAAGTAGACCGTGCGACACGCAAGTTTGGCGCAGATGGCCTCAACACATATTTTGCTTTGGGTACATTCAAAAAAGCAGGGGACCGTAAAGTCCCGAACGCACACGAATTTAAGTCCCTATTTCTAGATTTAGACTGTGGGCCACTCAAGGAATACCCGTCACAGCAAGCTGCGGTAGACGCATTACGCACATTCTGCCAGAAACTTAGCCTGCCCAAACCGCTTATGGTCAACAGCGGTAATGGGTTACATGTGTATTGGCCCCTTACCGAGGCAGTTCCAGCGGAGCAGTGGGCAGTAGAAGCCCAGCGGCTAAAGCAAGCGTGTATTGATAATGGCCTTCGTGCCGACCCTGTAGTCACTGCGAACCCTGCGCAAATCCTTCGAGTGCCGGGTTCGTACAACCAAAAACAAGACCCGCCCCTGCCTGTAGAGCTTCTTGGTGTGGAGCTACCAGAGCCTACGGTGCTGGAGGATTTTACATCCAAGCTGGGCGTCCTAGCGAAGCCAGTTATCAATGCGGTTGACCTCGGCACTGACGCGCTTTACGAATCCTACGTCGAAAACTCCGAGAATATCTTTAAGACTATTATGGAGAAGACCGCCGAGGGTCGTGGCTGCGAACAGTTAAAGTTTATCGCAACAAGCCAGACCGAGGTTAGTGAGCCTTTGTGGAGGGCAGGTCTATCTATTGCCAAGTTTTGTAGTGACGGAGACAAAGCTGCAGTAAAAATATCGAGCAAACACCCTGCATATAACGAAGAAGATATGCGTAAGAAGTTGAGCGAGATCAAAGGCCCATACACATGCACTAGTTTTGACGACCTCAACGAAGGCATGTGCGCAAACTGTACGGTGCGGGGTAAGATCAAATCCCCCATCGTGCTGGGCAAGCGTATTCGGGAGTCCGAGGATAATGTATCAGTGTTCGCACCGATACGCAAAGCAGGGGGAAAGAAGTCCGAACAGTTTGAGATACCCGAATTTCCGTCACCTTATTTCCGCGGCGCAGCTGGTGGGGTGTTCATGCGCAGCAGCAATGCTGACGGGGATATAGAAGAAGACCTAATATACCACCACGACATTTATATTACGCGGAGACTACACGATATTGAATTAGGCGAGACATTAGTGTTCCGCTTGCATTTACCAAAAGACGGAGTGCGCCAATTCAATGTACCACTTACACATATAACTTCTCGTGAGGAGTTCCGTAAGTGTATGGCGAAAGAAGGCGTCACTGCATGGGGAAAAGGGATGGATAAACTAATGGCCTATACAACAAAATGGGTAGATGAGTTGCAGCGTACAACCGTAGCCGACGAGGCATACCGACAGTTCGGTTGGGCAGATGACACTATGGGGGCGTTCGTACTAGGTGACAAATTAATCACCCCGACAGGGACTGACTTCAACCCGTCTTCCTCTACTACAGCAGGGCTAATGGGCGCGTTTAACGCTAAGGGCACCCGTGAAAAGAACCTTGAACTGTTAGATTTTTACAACAAACCAAACTACGAACTGCATCAATACGTGGTTGGTGTTGGTTTCGGCTCCCCGCTTATGGCCCTGACGGGTTTGAATAGTATGTCTATCCACCTGTATGGTGGTTCGGGTGTAGGTAAAACTACCGCACAGATGGCAGCGATCGGTATATGGGGAAGCCCTGACGAACTGATGAACAAACCGGAGGACACACACAATTCTCGGATGCTACGTGGCGAAGTGATGCACAACATACCCTTGGTGTCGGACGAGATGACTAACGTGAATGGCGATCAGATGTCTGATTACGTTTATCAGGTGTCTGGTGGGCGGCAGAAAAACCGTATGTCCAATGGTGACAACACAGAACGTGCGAGAGGCAAACCTTGGCATCTCCTTGCGTTGAGTTCAGGCAACACAAGTGCGTGGGAGATACTGGGGCGTCACAAAGCAACGCCGAAAGCAGAGATGCTACGGATGTTCGAGATACGTGTTAAAAAGATGAACTTCGTTAAGGGGGACAACACTAACACAGCCGGCCTGATAAACGATTTCAAGACAAACTACGGTCACATTGGGAAGGAATATATACAGTGGGTAATGAACAACAAAGACGAGGTAAATCGCACAGTAGAATCTGTACGTGTACGTCTGGATAAAGCAGCTGGGCTTGGCCCCGAGCACCGTTTCTGGTCCAACGGAAACGCAGTTATCATAGCGGGTCTGATCTTCGCTAAGAAACTAGGCCTCATAAACTATGACGTACCTGCGGTATACAGGTGGGTTGTCGGCGAGTTAATATCCCGCAACAACTTTGTGAGTGACGTGGGTGCATCTGTATCCGAAACGCTCAACAACTACTTGTCAGAGAACTACAATAACATGCTCAAGATCGAGAGCACCGAAGACCTACGAGCTACTGCCAACCATGGGCAGAATCAGCTTGTCCCTGTTAGTGCAGCGCCCAAAGGCCATTTGGTTGCACGTTACGAGCCTGATACAAAGCTGCTCTTCTTACGGGTTAAACCATTCAGGCAGTGGTGTGTGGACCAGCAGATAAACTACCAAAGCATCGTAGACGACTTGAAAGAAAAGCTATCTGCTAAGACTGCGAAGAAACGCCTGACAAAGGGCACTGACTTCAATATGCCGCCCGAGTCGGTACTAGTGATGAAGTTTACAGGGTTGGAGGATACTAGTGATGGATCAGAAGGTCTTGAAGATTGATGACCTAGACCCTGACGGGTTACGGGTGACAGTAAAGTGGGAGGATATGGGCGTTAAGTCGTCTATATTCGTCCCATGTGTCAACACTGAAAAGGCCGCAGAACAGCTGCGGAAACTCGCAAAGCGTAAAAAATGGGAGTTCGACATCCAAGTATGTGTGGAAGGCGGTAAATTAGGTTTACGGGCATGGCGTACTGTGTAACAGTACAGGCACGACATTACTGCTCCTAGTGTTGTTCTCCGTGTACCCACTGGCCCCCACTTCGCGTGGGGGCTTTTTTCGTTAAAAGCCTTGGAAGCCTTGGTCAAACTCGTCACGTATTTTGTCCATGAACGGCGTGTGCATTACACCGCCCCGTGCTTTCCCAGAGTTCCTAACAAAAGCCCTGTAAGAATTTTCCACAGTTTTGTTTGTAATCTTACGGTCTTCGGCACCTTGGGGTAGGCTTTCGTTGAACTCCCGCATCATCCTGCGTATCTTACGCATCTCTTCTCTGTCACCTGCCATCTGTGCCATGTTGTGACGTTTGTTTAGCTTGGAGCGTCTTTCTGACACAGTCTTCTTACGGCGCATAACATTTCGGTTGTACTCAAGCTCACGCACGTATGCTTCTGGTGCGAACCCGC